GAAGAACGCGAATTGCTGCTGTTCAAGCATTGCATTTGGGTTACTATGGGCAGGAAAGAGGCTCCGAAGAAGCCTCCGTCCTCGAAACTCCTGCGCAATGTACTCCATGCGCGGCACAGCCCCGTACGCGTTCTGAATTTTGCGTTCCTGATCGAAGATATTCCGAGCAACATCGCCACCCACCTTGCCCGACACGTCCACGCAGTCCCGTTTGTGTCCAGCCTGCGCAACGACCGGCAGGAACGGATGGATGGCGACAATGCCCCCCGGAATACACCGGTGGATATGATCTTCTACTGCAACGCCGAGGAGCTGATGACGGTTCAGAACAAGCGGCTCTGTGGCAGAGCAGCCAAGAAAACTCAGGAAGTCGCTCAGATGATGCGCGAAGAAGTCATCAAAGCTATGCCGGAGATCGAATGGGAGTGCGTCCCGATGTGTGTTTACCACGGCGGCGTATGCCACGAACTCCAAAGTTGTGGGAGGTGTGTGCGTGGCTGATTCCGACCGCGATTACCGCGTTCCGTATCGTAATGCAGAGGGCTACCCGGACCCTACCACACATGGCGCTCTCAGCAACGTCATGCGTGAGTACGCTGCCAAGGAAGAAGCCGATGCCCGCTGCACTCAGCTCATAAAGACGCTGAAATCCACGATCGACCTTGCGGGATTTGACCTGATCGCTCGAATTGAGGTCAGAGATCGCAATACAGGGAGGACGTACCGATGAGCCTATGTGTTATCTGCGGAGAGAGAATCCCCGAAGGCTACGGTCAGGTTTGCCTGAAATGCCGCGCCCGCTTCGGCCCGGAAGTTGGTTTGTCTGTGAACGAAGAATCGAGCCGCCTTCTGGCTGCTCTGCTTCAGATCGAACGCAGACAGCACATGGAAACCCGCCGCAGGCTCGCCAAGGCTGAACACGACCGAGACCGCTACCATCGCCGGTTGATTGCCACGATGGACGGAATCAAAGGCGTTATCAGAAAAGCTGAAAGACTGCGCCGCCCCCCCCCCTGTGATCGTGAAAGGCAGGTGCGGATATGAACCGTGCCGACCGAAGAGCGCAGGCCCGTGCCGATGCCAAGCAGAAGAAAGCAGCCCTCAAGGACGCTGCTGTTCAGTACCAGCGCGACATGAAGCATGGCGGCGTAAATGCACGCACCGCCCTCAGCAATCCGGCGTATCTGGCCCAGCACATAGCCGCCGAGAAGAAGCGGCGTGAGGCTTGGGAGAAGAACGGCATCACCAAGGAAGATCTGAAAACTGAGTACGAGCGTGGACGTTCTGATGCTCAAAAGGATTTGACGAGGTTCACAATGCGGTTCTTCTACTCAGCCGCCGCGATTGCTTCCCACCGCCTCTTTGGGTTCGGTGAAACCCGGATTTGCCGCCTGCTGGATGACATCCAGCTCATAATGACTGAGGAGATCACTACCTGCGACATCATCCAGCGCTGTAAGGATGAAACGGGTATTGACATCTTCGAGAACGACTACGACAGCTAATTGGAGGTAGGTAGCCTATGAAAACAAAGGTAGTCGAAGGCAAGCTCGGCACCCCTGAGATGCAGGCTATGCTTGCAGACCAGAGTGTCAGCGTCATCGTGACAGATTTCCATGGCGTGAACTGGCACGAGAAATGCAAGGTTTTCCCTTGCTTCGTGGTGTACAGAAGGCCGAAGGACTTCAAACGCTACAACTTCGTGGTGCGTATCTTTGATGGAGATCGTCCGCTTCGCCTGCTGACCGTTGGCGACACGTTGGAGGATGTGAGAAAAACCATCCCCAAGGGCTTCCTCCGTGTGCCGCCTACTAAGACCGACGACCCCATCATCGTTGAGACATGGGTGTAAGGAGAATGACAGATGAATCTGAATAAATTTGCCAAGGAAGTCCACCAGAACGCCGTAGATCACGGCTTCTGGGAGGACGAGCGCGACATCACCGAAACCATCGCTCTTATTCACTCCGAGTTCTCGGAGGCTCTGGAAGAGTATCGTGCCAACAGGCCGATGATCTGGTTCGGGTGCAAGGAGATTGAACACTCCACCCCGAAGGTTTGCGCACCGAAGGACGAGTACGATTGCCTTGTGTTCGACCAGAAGGACACCTGCCCGCATCGCGGCAAGAAGCCCGAAGGTATTGCGGTTGAGCTGATCGACGGCTGCATCCGCATCCTTGACCTGTTCGGCAAGAATGGCCGCGTGTGCAGTTCTTCCACCATCGCAGAACTGATAAACCGCATCCGCGCCAACAATCCGAAGCTGAACAAGGACACGCCTCTGCCCACTCTGGTGTGTGCCTTACACAGTCTGACCGCAAGGGCTGGCGACAGGTGCTACGCCGTGACCAACAAGGCCGCTGCTCTCGCCCCGCTCGAAGCTGCTCTCGGTCTGGTTTTCTTCTGGACTTCGGAGAATGGCGTTGACCCGGAGGCTTTGATGGTTCAGAAGCACGAGTTCAACAAGAGCAGACCGTACAAGCACGGCAAGAAGTGTTGAATACACTTGCAAGCATCTGCTATCAAATGATTTCAAGTGAAAGCGAGAGATTCCATGAACACATGTATCTTCATCGGCAACCTGACCCGTGAGCCTGAGCTGCGCGTATCGCGGGCTGGAACGTCCGTCTGCACCTTCACCATCGCCGTCAACCGCCCGAAGGACCAGAACGGCGAATCGAAGGCTGACTTCATCCCAGTAAAGTGTTTCAAGAATCGCGCTGATAGCTGCCAGAGGTATCTGCACAAGGGTAGCAAGGTGTCTGTCAAGGGTACGTTGCAGACCTACACCTATCAGGCGCAGGATGGCAGCAGGCGCAACGGCTTCGAGATTGTCGTCGGCAACGATGGCGAGATCTCTTTCCTCCCGTCTGCACAGCGCAGCGATGGCGGCGGCTATTCTGCTCCGGCGCAGAGTTCATCTGGCGGCGGCTATCCGGCCAGCGATAGCGGCTTCACTCAGGTAGATGACGATGAACTGCCGTTCTGACGCTGAAGAACATCGACAACGCAGAGGCGGCTGCTTCCGCAGGAAGTCGCCCATTTTGAGCAAATCGTAAAGCGGGGTGTATTGGTAATGCAGAAAGAAAGCGTAGATGCAATGCTCTCCAACTACCGCGAGCATCTTGCGCGGTGTGAGTATTTGGAGTGTGAAATCCCGGAGCTGGAACGCCTCGCGGCGAGTATGCGCGAAACGATGGTTGAGGACACCGTTTCCTGTACGCAGGTAATCTCCGATATGCCCCGTGGTACGTCGATCAGTGACCCGACCGGGCGGCTGGCGATGATGTTCGCCTCTGGCGGCGTGACGGAACACGTCCGGCAGATCGAAGAAGAGATCACCGAGAAGAAGCGCGAGCTGGCGCAGAAGCGCGTCACCGTCATCTTCGTGGGCGCGTGGCTCAAGGCTCTCAACGAGAAGGAACGCTTCGTCGTGGAGAAGCAGGTCATCGACAAGCTCTTCTGGCGGGATGTTGTGCGGATGTACGACCGCGCCTTCGGTGAGGCGTACTCAAAGCACGGGCTAAAAGCTATCCGTGACGCCGCATTGCAGAAAATATATCGCATCGCCTCATAGTGCGGCAATATGGGCCGGGGCTCTCTTTCGAGGGGGTTCCGGCTCTACGTATATATATTATATATAGAGTATAGTGTATGTGTATAGTATGGGCATATATTATATAAACGTATTATAGGAAAAAAACGGGCACAATTATCGTCTTTCCCATTGACAATAATAAGATAACAGTGTATAATATAATTGTAAGACAAGCAAGCAAACAAGAACCGACCAAACAAGGAGGACGATAACCTATGAAACTCATGACTAAGGCAATCGAGAAAAAGCTCCTGAACGTACCGCCCCACAGCACAGGTGGAAACATGGAAGCCGAGGTCATCGTGAAGTATTTCAATCCATGCGGAGCAGGAACATGGTTGATTACCGAGGGAGAGAAGGACGAAAACGGAGATTGGATTCTCTACGGATATGGACACATCCACGAATGGGAATGGGGAACTGTCAGACTGTCCGAACTAGAAAGGCAGGTTTTCGAACCGTTTGGTCTTAAAGTCGAACGTGATCTCTGGTGCGAAGGGATGAAGGTACGCGAACTCGCCGCATGATTTCAGAAATTGGTCGGAAATTGTATGGCTTCGCATCTTGCGAACAGAAAAAGAGGCGGCTATAATTATCATCAGGCGTTGGTGGTAATGTCAGCCCGAAAAAACCGTAAGGGAGGCACACACTCAATGCTCTACGTCAGCAGGTTTTCCAACCCGGAATTGAAGTCCGGGAAATACACGCCGGTGCGAATCAGCCTTGGCGCTCCGAAGTGGCCGCTCGGCTACACCATCGCCGGAGAGATCAAGGACCTGATGCCGTTCGGTCTGCTTCAGATCAATGACCGAGCCCTGTATGAGAAGAAGTACAGGGAACGCCTTGATCGAATCGGGGTTGACCGTATCCAAGCGGCGCTCGATTCCTTCGGCGTTGACAAGCCGGTCGTCCTGCTCTGTTACGAGGATGTTCGCGATCCGTCGCAATGGTGTCATAGAACGATCTTTGCTCAATGGTGGCTTGAGAACACCGGCGAGATCGCCGACGAGCTGACCGACCCGTCCAACGTCCGGCTGAAGAATCCTCAGCCCGCGCAGACGGCGAAGGCCGCTGCCCATGCCCCCGCCCCCAGCCACTCCGCAGCGGCGAAGCAGATGAAGGAGCGGATGAAGGCGCGGGAAGCCGACGAGATGCAGATGCGCATGTTTTGACCTCAGCCCGATAGGGGGCCTCAACAGCCCCCTTCGCTATATCCGGGAGTGGTCGTGAAAGACGCCGCACATTCCCGTGCGGAAACAGCGGTAGCCAAGCCGTTCTCTCGGTCCAACTCAGCCAGTCCGATGTGGTGTCGGGCTGGTTTTTTCTTTCGGACAGATCGCGCCGCGCCTCTGGGTCTTGCTCATGCGCAACACGGCGCGACTTTTTATATCAATCCAAACGAGAGGTGACTGGATATGATGTTCATGAATCCGGGCGACATGTTTCTCGGTTGCCTCGGTAGTACGGAACAGAAGTTCCTGTACAGTCTGTTCAAGACGGCGCGAAAAGCAGGGTACACGCGCTTCGTTGAGCCGTGCGCTGGCACGTTCGCTATGGCGAATCTGGCGGTCGATACAGGCTACAAGCCGGAGCAGATCGAAACCAGCGACGTGTCGATGATGCCCACGATTCTTGGCTACGCCGTATGCGGAAAGCCGCTTGACGAGCTTGAGATCAGAGCGAAGGGCTTTGCCGACGAAGAACTGCTCGACCCGGCAACTGCCCTGTATGCGCAGCTCTACCTGCGCACGGTCAAGAAAGCCGGCACGGAATATTTCCACAATCTGCTTGCCGATCTGAGCTATAACCGCGAAAAGTACATCGCTCAGATCAGGGAGAGCATTGAGAAGAACCGGCAGCGGCTCGGCGGCATGAACTATCGCCCGATGTGCATGTTCACCCACTTGAAGGAAGTGCTGGACGACGAACACGCCATCGTCATTGCCAACCCGCCGACCTATTTCAGCGGCTACGAGAAATACTACGACACCGCTGGCGCGATGACATGGAAGGAACCACCCTACGAGCTGTTCGACCCATCCACCGGCCACGGTAAGCTGTTTGAAATGGTCAAGGATGCAAAAGCGCTGGTTCTCTGCTATCAGGAAAAGCCCGCAGGTGAGTATGTCGGCGATGCGATCTACGCCCGCGCCGCGACCCGCAAGGGTATGAACGCCTACCTTTGCTCCAATCGCGGAGAAGAGGCTGAGGCCCTCGCTCACGGCAAGAAGATCAAGCGTCCGAATGAATCGGCCCTTGAACCGCTGCCGTGCAGCATTATGCCGACCGACTACGAGATCACGGAGGACTCCGATCTGAAGATCATCAAGGTCAAGGCGGCAAACACTCAGTATTACCGCAAGCTGTGGACGCACAATTTCGTCGGCAGCTCCGCGACCTTCAACTTCGCCGTCCTGATCGACGGTCTGGTTGCCGGTGTCTTTGGTATCTCGAAGATGACAGCCGAAGCGCTGTTTATCTGGTATGTGATGAAGGTGCCGCACAAGGAGCTGCGGCTTGGTCGCCTCATGTACATGCTTGCTCAGAATCGCAGCCTGACCGACACGGTTACAAATGACTTTGAGCGCGAGCGCGTGGTCTGCGTTCGTACTGCAATGCTCACCAAGTACCCGGAAAACAAAGAGGTACGCGGCATTATGAAGATGACAGAGCGCAAGAAGGATAAGGAGTATGGCTTCAAGCTCACCTACGAAGCGCCGATCATCGAAGGCCGGTCGGAAAAGGCGACACTCACCGAATGGCTCAGGAGGGAAAAGGAATGGCAGGCGAAGCGAAACGCTACCAAGTAATCCATGACATGGGTTCCGGGTTGTTGATCGTCAAGATTCCTCTCGATGTGGTCGTCGAGCAGGACGTAAACGCCCGAATTATGAAGAACGAGATGCAGGACCAGCTCACGGCCAACATCGCAAAGCGCGGTCAGCTTGAGAGCTTGCCCTATCTCACGGAGGACGGTAACAAGGTCAGAATCATCTCCGGCCACCACCGCATCAAGAGTGCGCGTCAGGCTGGCATCAAGGAGATTTACGCCATCCTCGATGTGAGCGGACTGACCCGCTCGCAGGAAGCGGCGAAGCAGTTGGCGCACAACGCGATCTCTGGCTTCGATGACCAATCCACGCTGAAGGAGATCGTCAAGATGATCTCCGACGTGGACGATATGCTCGAAAGCTACGTCGGCAAGGACATCTTGGCCGAGCCGATGGCTGAGTTTGATAAGCTGATCTCCCCGGCTGTGCAGTTCGACTTCCGAACGCTGGTGTTCGCCTTCCTGCCGCATCAGCTTCAGAACCTTGAGCTGCTTGTGAAGGAGCTTGAAAAGGCTGGCCCTGAGATTGTCGGTGTCGCCGAGTACGAACAGGGCAAACGCTTTGTCGAAACCCTCAGCAAGTATCAGCAGTTTCAGGATGTCCGCAACCTCGGCGCTGCGATATCTTCCATGATCGAGGCAGCGAATGAGAAGATGGACATCGCGGGTTATGACCCGGCTGGCGAGTGGACGTATCTCACGAAGGTGTTTGGCAGTAATTCCATCCCGACTGAAGCGGCGCAGGTCATCCAGCAGGCGCTGAAGAAGGCTGAGAAGGAAGGTGTCATCGGCAAGAAAAACCGTTGGCAGCTCATTGAGTTCCTGTGCGCTGACTATCTCGGAGGTTGATATGCTTGCGATCATCTGCGCTATGCAGCGCGAAGCAGAAGTGATCATCAGCCGCCTTGAGGGTAAATATACGGCCCCGGATGGCGTATTTTCAATGGGCAGGCTGAAAGGGCAACCCGTCGCTGTTGCAGTCAGCGCCCCGGGCAAGGTCAATGCGGCAATCGCCGCTACGCTGATGACACTTGAGACGATGCAGCACATGTTGAAGATTGACACCGTGCTGAATCTCGGTGTCGTAGGCGGTCTGGTTGAGGAATATCGGCAGGGCGATGTAGTCCTGCCGTTTGCTTTTGTCCAGTACGACATTGACACGACGTCAGTTGGAGATCCTCCCGGCTTTGTGTCTGGTGTCGGTGCCGAGAGGTTTATTGCCAGCGGAAAGATCATGGCCTTGAAAACGGCGCTGACGCTGAAACTCCCCGCTGCAGCCCGTGTATACATCGCCGATCTGTGCGCCACGGCAGACCGATTCCTTGGCACACGAGAACAGAAACAGGCCGTCCGCGACCGATGGAAGGCTTCGATCTGCGACATGGAAGCGGGTGCCATTGCTCAGGTGTGCAGCATCACCGGTGTTCCGTTCCTCTCAGTCAAGGTCGTGTCCGATACCCTGAACGGCGACGCACAGGAGTACGAGGACGCATTGGATTCTGCCGCTGTTCTGCTGGCAGACATAGCGGAAGTGGCCGCAGAGTTGAGTAAGAGCGAAAGGTGGTGATGACGCATGGCAGCGCCCGCAAAGTTCAATCCTGATTATCACATCCCATGGGCGTGGTCGCTTGCTATTCGTGGTGCCACCGATCAGGAAATTGCGGACGAGTTTGGCGTGTCTGAACGCACCGTCAACCGTTGGAAGTATGTCTACAAGAAGGTTGAGGTCCTTGTTATGGGCAAGGACGGTAAGCCTGCGCTGGACGAAAACGGATATGCGGTCACCAAGGAAGAGGTGCAGGTTGTGCTGGATGATGATGGCGAAAAGGTGCTGTCAGAGTTCGGAAAGGCGTTGCAGGTGGGCAAAAAGGCCGCTGATGCAAAAGTTGAACGAAAGCTGTACGAACGGTGCCTTGGCTATTCATACACCGAAGAGGAGAAAATCCTTGAGTACAATACAGACGGCAGCGTCAAGCCCGTCAAGGTGCGAACCGTCAAGAAAGAAGTGCCGCCTGATGTTATGGCTCAGATGTACTGGCTCAATAACCGCAGCCGCAAGACCGGCGAATGGTCACAGCGGCAGGATGTCATGCTCAGGACTTCCACCGAAGCAGACCTGAGTAACCTCTCTGAAGAGGAGCTGAGAAAGCTGGCATCCCTCGCTCCGCCATCGGAGTAACGCTTGAAAAAGCAAGCCTCGTATTCGAGGGCGAAGATTGCAGCCATAGCCGAAGCCGCACGGAAACAGCTTGCGCGTACCCACTACGTTGATTACGTCGAGTATGTCCATCACGGCAGATGGAAAAGAGCCAGACATCTCGACCTCGTCTGCGCGGAGTTGGAAAAGGTCCTCACCGGCGAGACGAAACGCCTGATGATCTTCATGCCGCCGCGACATGGCAAGTCCATGTCGGTGACATCCACGTTTCCGAGCTACTTCCTCGGACGGAATCCTGACAAGCGCGTGATCGAGGTCAGCTACGGCGACGATCTCGCTAAGGAGTTCGGCGACGCCAACCGCTCCAAGATTGCCGAACACGGTATGGAGTTGTTCGGAGTAACCCTGTCCCAAGCCCAAGCGTCAAAGGTTGCTTGGAATCTTGAAGGACACAGCGGCGGTATGATCTCGGTCGGCGTTGGCGGCGGCATCACAGGTAAAGGTGCTGACTTGCTGATTGTTGACGACCCGATCAAAAACCGCGAAGAAGCTGAATCGGAAACCTATCGCCGCAAGCTCAAGGCAGAATGGGAATCGTCCATCTACACCCGTCTGCATCCGGGCGCAGCGATCATTGTTATTCTCACCAGATGGCACGAGGCCGACCTCGCCGGTACGCTGCTTGAGCAGAACGGCGAGGAATGGAAGGTGCTGTCCCTGCCTTGTGTGTGTGATTCGGATGACGACCCTCTTGGTCGAAAGATCGGAGAAGCACTTTGGCCGGAGCATGGGTTCGATGAACAATGGTGCGAGGACACGAAACGAGCTGTCGGCTCGTATGCGTGGGCCAGTCTATACCAGCAGCACCCGTCCCCGCCTGAAGGTGGCATCCTCAAGCGCGGCTGGTTTAAGTTCTATGAGAAGCTGCCGGATAAGGTATCGCAGATGGTTCAGTCTTGGGACTGCACCTTCAAGGAAGGCAAGACCAGCGACTACGTTGCGGGCCATGTCTGGATGCGCTCCGGCGCAGACTTTTATCTCGTTGATCGTGTGCATGACCAGATTGGCATTGTCGATACAATGCAGGCCATCCGCACGATGACCTATAAGCACGCAAAAGCCAGAGGAAAGCTCGTTGAGGATGCTGCCAACGGACCGGCAGTTATCGAAATGCTCAAGCGAGAGATCCCCGGCATCATACCCATTAAGCCTGAAGGCGGCAAGGTTGTCCGCACTCAGGCTATTGCGCCGTATGTGGAAAGCGGCAACGTCTACTTACCTCACCCCAAGATCGCGCCTTGGGTCCACGATGTCATCGAAGAATGTGCTGCCTTCCCAAACGGCAAGCATGACGACGATGTGGACGCTATGAGCCAAGCGATCACCTATCTGTCGGCTGGTTCGGGCACGTCCGCGCCGCCGAAGAACTACGGCAACGACCGTCAAAGCTACTGGCAAGGAAGATAGAGGTGATACGATATGCCAAGCATGATGAAAGAATACGGCAGTATCGGCCAGCGGCGATACGCGGGCGTGTTCTCCGAAGAATTTCTCAAGGAGCTGCAAGGCAAGCGTGGTATTGAGGTCTATCGTGAGATGGCCGAGAACGACGATATTTGCGGCTCTATTTTGTATGCTGTCGAAACCCTCATCCGGCAGAGTAAGTGGAGCGTACAGCCCGGAGGCGATAGCGACAAGGACAAGGAGTGTGCTGAGTTCGTCGAATCTTGCATGAACGATATGCAGGAAACGTGGACGGACACGATCAGCGAGATTCTTTCCTTCCTCACCTTCGGTTGGAGCTACCACGAGATTGTTTATAAGCGCAGGAACGGCAATAGCCGCGACCCGCGCCTTAACAGCCGTTACACGGACGGTCTGATTGGCTGGCAGAAGCTCCCGATCAGAGCGCAGGAAACCCTGTTCCGATGGGAGTATGACAACAATGACAACCTTATCGGCATGACGCAGCTCCCGCCGCCGCATTTCCGCATGGCGACCATCCCGATTGAGAAGGCGCTGCACTTCCGCACGAAGTCGCGCAAGAACAACCCGGAAGGCCGCTCCATCCTCCGCTCGGCATACCGCGATTGGTATTTCAAGCGCAGGATTCAGGAGATCGAAGGCATGGGTATTGAGCGCGATCTTGCTGGTTTGCCTGTTCTCAAAGCTCCTGAAGGTATGGACATCTGGAATCCTGATGACCCGGACATGGCTGATAGCTTTGCCCGTGCAGAGCAGATTGTCCGCAACGTGCGCCGCGACGCAACGGAAGGCCTTGTCCTCCCGGCCAACTGGACGTTCGAGCTGCTTGCCTCTGGTGGCAGACGTTCCTTCGATACAAACGCCATTGTGGAGCGCTACGATACGCGAATCGCTATGAGTACCATGAGTGACTTCCTCCTGCTCGGTCATCAGCAGGTCGGCAGTTTCGCCCTCAGCAGCGATAAGACCCAGCTCTTCAGCATGGCGCTCGGTGCCTACCTAGACATCATCTGCGAGGTATTCAACAACCAAGGCATCCCGCGTCTGATTGGCATGAACGCAGAGCATTTTAAGGGCATCACCGACTACCCGAAGCTGCGTCACGGTGATGTTGAAGCTCCCAACCTCAAGGACCTGTCGGCCTACATCCGTGAGCTGACCGGCTGCGGTGCTATTGTGCCGGACGAAGCTCTTGAGGACCATCTCCGTGAGATTGCCAGCCTGCCCGAACGCCTTGAATCCCAGCAGTTCGACCTTGACGCTCGCGCACAGCGTCGCAGAGAGGAACGCGAACGCAAGGATGCAGAGGCTGCGGGTAAGGAGATCGACACCGACGACATCGACCCCGAAGAGGATAACGATGATGCTGATGCCAAGAAAGCCGAGGAGGCCAAGAAGCGGCTGAAAAGGCGGTGATGCTGAATGAGTGATGCGTCCGTTCTCGAACGGCTATCTAAGTTCATCGACCGCGAAAGCCCCCGCATGGCAACCTTCCTCTACCGCATGTGGTGCGATCAGCAGCAAGCTATCACATATCACGAGCTGAGAGACGCGATTCTCGATGGCGGCTTGAGTATCGACTATCTGGTTGACTGGCAGCAGGATTACAGCCAGTACCTCAGCGAGTGCTATGCTCCGCTTGCACAGAAGGCCATCAAGAGGGCCGCAAAAGACCTGCTGCTTGAATATGGCGGCGATTTCGCTGACCCGATGATGGACGCGATGGACGATTACATCACCAAGCACGGCGGCAAGCTGATTCGGGAGATCTCCACGAAGCAGTTCAACGCCATCAATACGCTTGTCCGGCAGGCGACGATGACCGATACCATGACGGTAGATCAGCTTGCCAGAGCTATCCGGCCCTGCATCGGCCTGACGCAGTATCAGGTCGGCATGGTAAAGCGCTTCTATGACCAGCTCCGCGAGCAGGGTGTTTCCCACAAGAAAGCCCTCAAGCGGCAGATGGTCTATGCGGCGAAGTTGCACCGTGAACGTGCTGCTCTGATCGCTCAGACGGAGATGGCCTTCACCTATAATGCTGCCACCAAGAAAGTTGTTGCAGATAGCGTGGCACAGGGATTCGTTGGCGCAGACAGCAAAAGGTATTGGCTGACCGCTGACGATGAACACGTTTGTGAGAAGTGTGATGCCATCGACAATGTTTTGGTTGGACTGAACGAACCGTTCCCTAATGGGATGATGGACCCGCCCGGACACCCCGGCTGTCGCTGCGGTGTAGGATATAAACTCACAAGACCGACGTAACCCAAGAAGAGAAGGGATTTGACATGAGCAAGACTTTCAAGGATTATCTGATCTCCAATCAGCAGCAGCCGCGAGCCGACCCCTGCGCCGGCACTCTGCATTGCAACTTCAAGATCGCCAAGAGCGACGATGAAGAACGCCTTGCCTTCGGATGGGCATCTGTTGCAGAGAGAGCAAATGGCGAACAGGTCTTAGATTGGCAAGAGGACATCGTTGAGATGCCCGAACTGGAAGCAGCCGCCTATGATTTCGTGCAGTTCTACCGCGAAGGTAGCGAAATGCACGAGCGGGGCGGCTTTGATATTGCCGTTTTGGTCGAGAGCATGGTTTTTACCGCCGACAAGATGGCATTGCTCAACATCCCCGCTGGCACCTTGCCCTACGGCTGGTGGGTTGGCTTCCGCGTCATCGACGACGATGTTTGGGAGAAGGTCAAGGACGGCACTTACAAGATGTTCTCCATCGAAGGGCAGGCCATCCGAGACAAGGTTGAATAGGAGGTAGCGCACGATGCCTACGAAACTCAAAAGGCTCAAGGTGAAGCGTGTGGCCTTTGTGGATGAGGGCGCAAATCCCGACGCTCACATCTGCTTTGCCAAGAATCGTGATGGTCAGCCGACCGTTGCGGAAGATGCACCAACCGAAGCCGAGAAGGGCGTGATTAAGCGCCTGATCGAAAGTATCGCCAAGGCGTTTGGTGTTGAGCCGGTCGAAAAGGCCGCTTTCACCTTTGCTGAAGGCGAAGAGAAACGGGATTACGACAAGATCATGTCCGGCGAAGTCTATCCCATGAGCTGGGCGTTCATGGACAGCGTGAGCAGCATCCTCTTCGACCCACAGAAGAGCGACGAGGAGAAAGCTGCCCTGTTGAAGCGAAGTCTTTCGGAGTTCTCCACAGCCTTTGAGGGAAATGTGGAGAATTGGGCCAAGGCGCAGAGTGCTGAGGCCGTTGTCAAGGAAGATGTTGCCGTCCTCGAAAAGATGCGCGACAACATCAGTCAGCTTATCGAGAAAGGGGCAAGCGGCGAAGGTGTTCCTGTCAGCAAAGCCGACGAGCCTGACGATGACGACCCGGAAGAAGATGACCCGGATGATGACCATGACGACGATGACGATGAACCGCCCGTCAAGAAAGGAGCAACCGATATGATTTTTGATACCAGCAAGATGACCCCCGAAGAGAAGGCGACCTTCGATGACCTCGCCAAGCGCTTTGGCACCGAAGAAGCCCCTTCCACTCCCGCTGCGCCGACCGCAGACCCCTCTCCGGCTCCCGCTGCTCCGGCTGGCGACGATGACATCCACAAGGGTCTGCATCCCGCCATTCAGGAAGAGCTGCGCAAGGCCCGCGAGTTCCGCGAGAATGTCGAAACCCAGCAGCTCACCGAAGTTGCCAAGAAGTACGCTCTGCTGGGCAAGAAGCCCGAAGAGCTGGTGCCTGTCCTGAAGTCCCTCAAGGCTGCGGGCGGCTCCGCTTACGACGACATGATCGGCCTGCTGGACAGCAACCTTGCCGCTGTCGAAAAGTCCGGCGTGTTCAGCGAGATCGGCAAGCGCGGCTCTGAAGGCAGCTCCGGCGACAATGCTTGGGGCAAGATCGAGGCCGCTGCGCAGGAGATCATCAAGTCCAAGCCCGGTATGCGCTGGGCCGACGCTGTTGACGCTGCCTGCTGCGCTCACCCTGAGCTGGTTCAGGAGTACGAAAAGTCCCGCTAATCCAAAGCGGCAGAAAGGAGAAAACCTATGTCTTACCTCACTCATGCGATCAATGATTCTGCGACCCTCTGCGGCGAGGCTGCTGGCGCTATCGCCCCGCTGACTGCCGTGAAGTTTGACGGCAACGGCAAGCTGGCTACCGCTGGCGCTGGTGAGCTGTGCATCGGTATTGCCCTTGCCACCACCGACGACGACTGCAAGGCCGGTGATACCGTCCACGTCCAGATCAAGGAAGCTGGCCTGTGGATTGCTGGCGGCGACTTCGTTGCTGGCGACCTGCTGGCTGCTGATGCGTCCGGCAAGGCTGTTAAGGCTGCTGCTGGCACTGCGCTGGCGATTGCCCTTGAAGCGGGCAAGGCCAACAAGCCCACCAAGGTGCTGATCTGCCGCATCGCTGCGGCTTAATCCAAGCTGAAAGGAGTAAACCACCATGAGCGTTACCAATCAGAGCATTCAGGCTCAGATCGCCAAGGGCTGGAAGCCCAATAACTATCTGACCAACCTGTCCGTCGCGCATTTCCAGCCCGATGACTGGTTTGTGTCCCCGTTCATTTTCCCCATCGTGCCGGTGCAGCTCTCCACCAGCCACTACTACAAGTTCAGCAAGGCCGACCTTGCCCGTGACAACGTGCAGCGCAAGCCGCAGTTCGGCAAGGCTCAGCCCATGATCTTCGGTTCTGAGGAGGCGCTGTACAAGTGCGAGGTCGATCAGATCATCGTCGGCATTGACCAGATCGGCACCCTCGACTACCAGCGTGCTGGCACTCCGGGCATCTCTGACCCGCGCCGTGCCAAGGTTCGCCTTGCCACCGAGCAGATGAAGCTGCACATGGACCGCGTGTTCGCTGAAGGTTACTTCAAGACCGGCATCTGGACCAATGAATACACCGGCGTGACCGGCGCTGCCCCTGCTGGCAAGCAGTTCTACAAGTTCGATGATGCCAACTTCGACGCTGTTCACTTCTTCGGCGGTCTGCGTACCGAGATGAAGCGCAATGGTCGCCGCAACCCCAACACTCTGGCGCTGGGCGTTGAGGCCTACGAAGGTCTGAAGCGCAACCCGGAGATCCTTGAGCGCGTGAAGTACAGCGGCTCTACCGCCAACCCCGCCACCATCAACCAGAACGTGCTGGCGCAGCTTCTCGAAATCGACCGCGTTGTCGTTCTAAACAGCACCTACAACGCCGGTAGCCTCGGCGAAGAGGATATGCAGTTCATCTGCGACAGCAAGGGCGCTCTGCTGTGCTACGCTGCCCCGAATCCTGCCATCGACGAAGCCTCTGCGGGCTACACCTTCGCGTGGGATATGCTGGGCAACGGCCAGTACCTTGCCTTCGATCAGTACGAAGGTGAGAAGGGTACTCATACCGAGTACGTCGAGGGCCTGATGTCCTACACCCCCGAAAAGGTGTGCGACGAGCTGGGCTACTTCCTGACCAAGTGCGTGTAAAACGCAGTTTATCAGCAGGTTGTGCGAAAAATTGCGCGTAATAGCCCGATTTCAGGGTTCTTACGCGCAAAATCAGCCTGTTTTTGATGTTACCCATTCCTGCGCCGCGCTACAAGCGCAACCGCTTGTGTTCCACCTCCTCGCAAGGGTGTCACCCTCGCCCGGAGGGCAGTCCGACCATCTCCCTTCGGGTGCAAAGGGCGACTAACGGCGCTCTTTTTCTTTTATCTTCCGCAGAAAGGAGGAAAACGACCGTGAAAATCTATACCGCACAGAAGCCTTGCAGATTCGGCGGCAAGGAGTACCGCGTCGGCGACGAAGTGCCTGAAAAGTTGATCGACCCCACGCGGGTGAAGTCTCTTATCAAGTTCGGTTTGCTCTCTGTGAGCGAACGTACCGAGGAAACTGCTGATACGCCCGCTCAGACCGGCAACGAAGGCGACTTGACCAACGATCAGTCCACCGACGAAGCCAAGCAGTCCGATGAAGGCGACAAGGAGCCTGAGAACACTCAGGAAACCGATCAGCAGCAGATCCAGTCCACCGACGAAGAGAAACAGGCTGAGGAAACCACCGAGAAGCCCAAGGCTACCGGGAAGAAGGGGGCCAAGAAGTAATGGCAACCTACACCTACGACCCGACCAAGTTGAAAGGCTCGACCATCAGCCGGGTGCGTTTTGAGCTGGGTGATATTCTCGTCGATGGCGGCGCGGAAACGTGCATGCTTTGCGACGAGGAGATTCAGGCAGTCCTTGATGAAACGCCCAAGTTCAAGCGGGTGCTGTACAAACTGGCAGACGCGGTTTGTATGCGCCTGTCCTATGAAACCGACTGGCAAGACGACGGTACGCGGTTCAGCCTCAATCAGAGAGCGGAGCGCTGGCTTGCCCTGCGCGATAAGTTCAAGAAAGAGGCCGACGCTGCCATCAACATTCCCACGTCGGGCGCGGTCAACGATTCCGTCCGCAACGCAGAAGATGGAGGCCATTACTTCTATGGCGGCATGATGCAGAATCCTTACGTGAAACCGCCCATGCCGTACCGGGGTGATGATAAATGCTGAAGCACGGAAGAATCGGCATGACCCGACCCGAACAATTCCCCAAGCCCTTTAATTTGTATGAGATCGACAGCGAAGTTAGCGCAAGGGGTCGCGTTGGAAAGACCGGCGACCCGAAGCTCAAAGGCGTACTGCGCTGCATCCTGTCTGTTGCGAAGCCTGAAGAACGCGAGACCTTCCACCAAATGGGCGTGAATGTCACGCATGATCTCATCCAGCGCGGCGGTCCAATCGCCAAGGAGCAGGACATCCTTGCTTTGGTTAAGCGAGGCAAAGAAACCCGCTGGTTCCGAGTTCAGGCCATACACAACAAGGGCGAAATGGACATCGACACCATCTACTACTGCGAGGAAAGGGGCGATCTGAATGGGCTTTAAGATTGACCTCGTTGGTATGTCGAGAAGCGCTTTCTCCCAAGTGGAGCAGCAGCTTCCACAACGCGCTCTCAGGGCTTCTATGGTTCTGAAGAACTCTTCCCTCGAAGTGCTGCGTGGTTTACGCAGCGGCAGGCTATACGGCAGTCACAGGGCATCAGCTCCCGGTGAGCCTCCTGCCGTCAAAAGCGGAACGCTCCGCAATAGCTGGCGTCCCGTCCAATACGGCTCAAGGCACCAAAGCCCTGCTATTGAAAGCGGCGTTTCCTACGCTGGCTACATGGAGAATGGTACGCCGGGCGGCATGATCGCCCCGCGTCCGTTCGCGGACGAGATTGTCCAGAGATCACAGGGCGAGGTGACGGCGATCTACGCAGAGCCGTTCGACATCAGCCTGTAAAGGAGAATCTGCATGGAGCTGTACGAGATGTTATACCAGCGGCTTACGGACAGCGAAGCGCTTTCCTCCCTGCTGGCGAAGTACAAGGGCAGACCCGCCATCTTCTATCAGCGTCCGGCAACTGCTGACGATAAGGATTGGGGCGAAAAACAGTACCCGCGTATCAACTACACCGTTGACATGCAGGAAAACCCCTCCCGAAATACCAGCGGATTGCTTTTGCTGCATATCTGGTGCGACACGGGATTTGGCGCAGAGCCGGAGGATATCGAGTACGTCGTGCGAGATCTCCTGCACTCCACCTTTGCGCAGGCAGACGATGATGCGTACTGCCTCGCTTGGGTGCGGTCTGATGCTTTCGAGGTCAAGACCAACGAGGACGAGACGGTCAGAATCGTTGGTGTGTCGCTGACCTTCGACATCATGGCTTGCCCCTGCCAATACACAACGTACCCCGACCCGATCAAGGCGCTGAACGAATGGACAAAGAAACTCCTGCCGTCCGCTATTGTGATCGGCCTCGATGAATTTGAGGGCTGGATTGTTCCTACGAAGGAGAAGCCGGTTGTTTACTGGCGGCTCACGTCGCAGGGCGTACAGCGCAAGCACTTCACGCATACTTGGCTCAACATCTCCGTGGAAGGTCATGTGTACGCGAGAAGCGCCGCCGACAGGCTCTACAACCTCGTTCGCCTCAACACCGCCCACGCGCTTGCCGGGCATATTCCGATGGAGGATAAGTCGCCGCTTTTCCTCAAGAGTTTTGTCTGCAAGCCGCACCTCAACTACATTGCACAAGGGCAGATTCAAGCAAGCGGTCACTTCGGCGTTTTGCAGGAGTGGTACGGCAAGAAGCCTGACCCGCCCCTTGCAAATGCGAACACCGACTTCACGACGAAGGAGTGAGTACCGTGGCTAAGGAAACCACCAAGACCACCGCCGCCCGCGTAGCGGAAGAGCCTGTCTATGCTGCGGCAGAGATTGCAGCCAACGCGCCCCGCCTGTTTGGGTATAGCGTTGACCTTGCAAGAGCTGCGTTCACCTTCAACAAGGTAGAGCGCTGTTCGCTTGAAAAAGCGATGAAGATCATCAAAGAATTTGCAGAAAGGAAAGTGAAGTAACATGGCTGCGCATTACTCTGCGGGCGAAACCAAAGTCCGCCCCGGAATTTATTTCCGCGAGACCAACGGCAGCGGTACGGAACTGATCAGTGCCCGCAACGGCGTTGCAGCTGTCGCGTTCAAGGCCAACTGGGGGCCGCTTGGCGAGGTCATCACGATTTCCTCGCCAAGCGAAATTGAGGAATACTACGGGGACGATTCCGCTGAAGGCAGCAACGTCTCCATCCTCGAAAAGATTTTCCTTGGCGGTGCAAGCCAGATCAAGGCCGTGCGCGTCGGCAGCGGCGGCACCAAAGCCACGATTACTCTCAAGGATACTGCCGAGAGCGCAGCCTCCGTTGTCACGCTGACGGCCAAGTACGCCGGTACGCGTCCTCTTTCCGTGACCATCAAAGACAGTCTCTCCGTCGAAACGCAGCGTGAGTGTATCGTCCTCTCTGGGACGAAGGAGCTGATGAAGGTTTCCTTCGCAAAGGGCTCTGGCGAGGTGGACGCGCTCGTTTCCGCCATTAACGGGAATGAGACGGCTGTTGTTACCGCGCAGAAAGTAAGCGCCGGAAACGGGACGCTTGCGGCGCTTACGCAGACCGCATTCACCACAGCAGGTGTTTCGCCCGCCGTCACCAACACCGATTACAGCGACGCTTTTGCGCTGCTGGAAGCCACGCAGTTTAACACGATCTGCGTAGACAGCGATGATAGTGCGGTTCACGCGCTGCTTCATGCTTTCATTGTGCGGGCGCACGACAGCGGCATCATGGCCATGGCTGTCACCGGCGACCCTGTCAGCGAAACCTACTCCGACCGCAAAGAGAACGCCGCTGCGTTCAACAGCATGCTCCACATCCATTGCGTCAATGGATTCGAGGCGGACGGCGAGGTATATGACGGCTGGAAGGCTGCCGCCGTTGTCGCCGGTTATATCGCTTACCTCCCGTCCAACGACAGCCCGACCCACAAGGTCATCCCCGGCGCTACAGCGGTTTATGGCGCTCTCACCAATACCCAGATTGTCGAGTGCTTGCAGTCCGGCTGTCTGGTGTTTACGGTAAGCGCGACCGGCGCGGTATGGATTGAGCAGGGCATCAACACGCTCGTCAACCTGACCGCCGATCAGGACGCGGGCTGGAAGAAGATTCGCCGAACCAAGACCCGCTTTGAGCTGATGCAGCGCATCAACGAAAACAGCGAGAGCATCATCGGCAACGTGGGCAACGACAGCAATGGTCGCCAGACGTTCATCGCCATCGCAAACGGCGTCATTAACCAGATGATCTCCGAGGGGAAGCTGGTTTCCGGCGAGGTCGTAGAGGATGCGAAGAACCCGGCCAAGGGCGACAGTGCATGGTTCACCATCAGCGTTGTCGATCTTGACAGCATCGAGAAGGTCTACATCACCTACCAATTCATGTTCTCGGAAGAATAAGCAGGAAAGGAAATAAACAGCTATGAGCATCTTGAACGCCGCTCCGGGTGTTGACGTCCGCAAGGTCATGTCTGGTAAAGACGGTGCGCTTTACGACGACGAAGGCACCCTTCTGGTTTCTGTCGAGAGCTTTCAGAGCCAAGTCGCCATTACGAACCAGACCTATCAGCCCCTTGGCACTGCGCAGGAACGTTCCACCATGACCAGCTACAAGGTCACGCTTACGATGACTGAGATCGTCGTCACAAACAGCAAGTTCTTCCAGCTCATCATGGAGGGCTTGAAGACACACGCGATGCCTGTTCTGAATTTCAGAGGCATGGTGCGCAGCCCTTACGATGGCAGCGAAGAGCAGGTCGTTTACCGTGACTGCGTGCCGGACGGAACCATCGACATTCAGAACATGCAGCCGGGCGAACTCTACAAGCGGAACTGGAGCTGGGTTGTCAACCAGCCCCCGGAAGCGCAGTCCCTCTTGCAGAACGCCTAAATTGCCCGTTCTGCGCCTTTCGGAATTAACCCTATAAAATACACAGAGGACGGTCGCAAGGCCGTCTCCTGTGTATTTAACAGCGTTTAACAGCAATAGCAAGGAGAGATCAATATGAGCAAGGTCAGCGATAACTACGAAGCGCCCGCCACCCCCGAAGAAATCCGCGAAGAGCTTGCGTTCAACGAGGACGAAATTCTTCGCGCCCTTACCGACCAGAGCCACCACGAAGACCTCACCAAGACGATTGAGGTATCGCTCGGCGCCAAGGCAAAGTTCAGCTTCCGCATTCGCCCCCTTTCAGAAAAGGAATGGGACAAGTGCCGAGAGCGCAACACCAAATACCAGAAGAATCGCAGGCTCGGCGGCATGCGTCTGCCGGAAAGCACCGACACCACCGGCTACCACTCCGATCTGATCTACACCGCCACCGTAGCGGAAGATCGAGCCAAGCTTTGGGACAACAAGAAGCTCTGGAATGCGGTCGGCGCTCTTACTGGAACGGACATGATCGACAAGATGATTCCCTATGCCGGAAAGAAGCAGCAGATTATCGAGCAGATCGAACAGATTTCCGGCTACAACGATGATGACGACTATCATGAGACGGTAAAAAACTGATACTCGCTGGCGGCAAATCGCGGTTGCTCCACCACATCTTCCAAAGGACAGGCGTTCTTCCGAGCGTGGTCATGGGGCAGCCGCGATTTCTCCGCACGTTTTTGCTTGCAAGCATGGAAGTGCAGCTCGAAGCAGAAGCGGAGCGGGAAGCGGCGCTGGCCCGTCAGCGTCAACAGGCAATGGCGCAATCCCGAAGTCGAAGGAGGCGATGAGCCGTGGAACAGGTGTTCCGAATCGAAATCCCGGTCGAGGCAGTAGACGAGACGGATACCGCCGCGCTGCAGCGCCTTGAGGCCACGCTGCAAAAGTTGTTTACCGCCATGAAAAACAACAAAAGCACGGTCGGCGACGTGTTCGACGCCATTGAGAACGGAGCTGTCGACGCCAAGAATGCGATCAGGCAGACGGAGAGCACGTTCAACGGCATGGCCGGTGACCTTGACGACACGGCAGATTCGGCTGGAGCGGCAGCGGACGCTTTGGACGATGCCGCTTCTTCCGCGAAAAGCGCCGGACAAAAAGCCGGCTCCTCCTTCGACGGAGCGAGCGCGAGCGCGGATAAGTTCAGCCAGCGAATCGAAAAAAGCAACAGAACCTTACGCAACATGTTCAAGGAGAAGCTCAGCCTTACGCTTTCCGCGATAGACAGAGCTTCTCCTATTTTGAAAAACGTTTGGAACAGCGCGAAGAGCCTTGCGGGAAAGACGTGGAGCGTTGCCATCAGGATGAAGGATTTCATCACTGCTCCATTCCGAAAGCTCTGGAACATGATCAGCAGCCCAATTACGATGGCTCTCTCGTTTGTAGGGATGGGCATCGGCGCAAGCGATGTTCTCAACACCTTCAACGGATTCGAAGAAGGAATGAGCGGCGTGCGGGCGCTGACCAGCGCAACAGATTCTGAGTTTCTGCTTTTAAGGGAGACGGCAAAAAGCCTTGGCGCATCGACATCATTCAGCGCCACACAGGCCGCCGAAGGCATGCAAAACCTCGCCTCTGCCGGCTTTTCGGTGAGCGAAATTGTAGATGCCATGCCCGGCATGCTAGACCTTGCCGCATCCAGCGGCGAGGACTTGGCCGTCGCTTCTGACATTGCAGCCACGACACTGCGAGGCTTCGGCCTTGAAGCGGGAGCGGCCTCACATGTTGCCGACGTCCTCGCGGAAACGGCAGCACGCACAAACGCCTCCGTGTATGACACTGGCGAAGCCATGAAGTACATCGCGCCCATAGCGAACGTCATGGGCCTTTCTCTAGAGGAGGTTGCGGCATCCATTGGTCTGCTATCCGATTCTGGCATAAAGGGTTCGCAAGCAGGCACGACGCTTCGAGGTGCGCTCACCCGTTTGGCGAAACCCACAGAGGATATGCTGGAAGTCATGAATGGACTGAACCTTTCGTTCTACGACAGCAACGGCAAGATGAAGTCCATCTCCTCCATCGTTGGTATGCTCAAAACCAACATGGCCGGGCTTACGGATGCGGAACAGCAGAATGCACTTGTTACGCTGTTTGGTCAGGAAGCGCTTTCGGGCATGATGGTATTGATGGAAGCAGGCCCGGAGAAAATTGCGGAGCTTACTGAATCCCTCCAAGACTGCGAAGGCGCGGCAAGCGAGATGTCGAAGGTTCGCCTTGACAATCTCGCGGGCGACATCGAGGAACTCAGCGGCGCAATGGAAACCATGCAGCTTGACGTGATGGAAAAGCTCAATCCCATTCTTCGCAGCGCAGTCCAATGGCTGACCGGCAAGATGCCAGCCGTACAGACGGCGATTGAAAACGCCATCGACGTCGGAATCGAAAAGGCGACTGCGCTGAAGGAGCATATTTCCGGGGTGTTCAACAGCGAAGATTTCCAGAACGCAGATGGATTTGCCGAAAAGTTTTTCATCGCCTGGGATAAGATCATCGCCGAGCCGTTTGACAACTGGTGGTCTGGAGGCGGGAAGGACGAAATGCTCGGTAAGTTTGCGGACTTCGGGAAAAGCGCTGGGGAACTTCTCAACGGCGTTATTACGGGTATTTTTGCCGCGCTCAAGGGGGAAGAGATCGACTTCGAGGGGCTGAACATCACAGGGCTTGCGAAGGCCGGAGCCGAAGCAGCGACGACCTTCGTCGGCTCATTCATTTCCGGGTTTAACATTGGAGACCTCTTTGGGAAAGCCCCCTCCATGATGCGAGCGGGTCTGCTGGGTTTAGGGGCGATTAAGACCGCAGGCGGAATCGGAAGCGCCGTCAAAACGTTCGGTATGCTCAAGACGGCCATCCTCGGAACCGGCAGCGCGGCAACGGTTGCTGCCCCGGCAGTCGCAGCCATGGGACAGGGGGCAGTAGCAGCCGCAGGCGGCGTTGCAAAGACCACCACGCTTCTTGGCGGCGTTAAGGCTGTTCTTTCCGCGATCCCCGGATGGGGGTGGGCTGCCGCCGCTGCGATTACAGCGGCGGTTATCGGTGTGAAGGCCTACTCTGATGCGCAGGAGGAACAGCGTTGGGCGCTCAAGCGTTCAAGTGAAGCTACGGCAGAATCCATCGAAGAGTACAAGGACGCTGCCCGCGCATATACCGAGTTTAGCGATACGGTTGACCGCGTTAAGGAACTTCAACTGAAGATCGAGAGCAGCGATACAAACCCGCAGACGGCGGAATACGTTCAGGGATTGATCGACAGCATTGAGGACAAGACCGCCCAGATTGAGGTTATCATGTCTGACAGCAGCCTTTCGCCAGATCAAATCAGAGCGTACACGGATGAGCTGGTTTCCATCTACGCCCGAAAGGCGGAAATTGACTTGTCGCTCAGCGATCAAAGCCTTCGACAGGAAGATATCGTCGCGCTCAACACGGAGCTTGACCAGATTACAAGCCGTGAGGCGGAAATCACCGCAGAAATGGCGAAGTCGGGTTTGAACGAAGAGGATATAAGCGAAATCGTTGGACTGCTTGACCAAATTGGTGACAAGCAGGCGCAGTTGAACGTGAGCTTGGCGGAAGGCTCTCTCGGCACCGAAGAACTGAAAGAACTCAACGACGAGCTTCAAAGCGCCTATCAGCACATGATCGACACCAGCGGAGGCGTAGTCACCCAAGCTGACGTAGACGCTGGGCGTATTACCCCGGAATATCTTGAGGCTTATCAGGAGCATATGCGCATTCAGGAAGAGACGGCTCTTTTTGAGGCGCAAGCCCGCGCAAACGCAGATGCCGAGCTCGTCCCGCAAACTGTTGCTGCACGCGACGAAGCACTTGCGAATTACGAATCCTTTTCGGCACTTTCCGATGCGCAATTCGACGAAAAGAACTTTCTGCAGGGACTCGAAGATAAGCGCGCCAGCCTTCTTTCGCAGTACGAAGCTGGCGTTATCTCGCAGGACGAACTTTTTCGGGGCGGTTATGAAATCCGGGAGGCTTGGGGCGATTACTACGGTGGTTACGATCAAGGGCCCGGAAGCATGCTGACGCTCACGCCAGATTTGCTTTTCGGCTCTAACAGCTTGTTCGGCGGATGGAAACCCGGAGAGAACGATTTTTTCCAAGGCGCTATCGACGAGGTAAACAGAAGCCAAACCTATTCCAACGAGACAGCCGCATCGTATATGAGCGACTATCAGGCTCAGAACGCCGCTCTACAACAGAACTACCAAAGTCAGGTGGGGCTTATCGAAGGCTGGACCTTCCACGGCTCTGAACTGGCCGGTATGTCCCTTGAGGAAGTCGCGGCAAGCTACGCTACGCTCGACGAGGCTGGCCGGAAGATGTTCGACGACGCGGTCACTGCGCTGAACGCCCTGAATGCGCAGACGGACTACATCACGGACGACGAAAAGACACAGGCCGTCGATGTTGTTGACCTCGCTGCAAAAGCCGAGGTCATGTCCATGGTGCAGCAGCAGGTACAGACCATCGCTACCGACTATCAGGCGATGACCGAGGAACAGCAGGCCACATTTGCGGCAAGCGAAGAGGGCGCTGCGCAGCTTGCGGCCGTCAACGAAGCGCTCGCCGGTCTTGGCCTTGAACAGATTGAAAGCCTAGATCAGCTCAATACCGCGCTTGAAACCCTTGGCTCGGTTGACCTGACGGCCTTTTCTCTCGCGGAGGTTCAGGCAGCCTTCACCTCTGTAGGCGGAGACGCAAGTGAGGCGCAGGCAAAGGTGGACGCGTTAAAGGGTTCGCTTGACGCACTTGACGGCATGAGTACAACCTCAAAGCATACGCACACCAATCTCACCATCAACAGGACGATCAGCATTGCAGGCGGCAGGGTAGCCCTGAACGCCGAAGGCGGCATCTACGATGGCGCTATGCTGTCTTGGGTTGCTGAGGATGGCCCGGAAGCCATCATCCCGCTTGGCTCCAAGCGCAGAGATCGCGGCATTGAGCTGTGGCTCGCAGCTGGCGAAATGCTTGGCGTTACCGAGTTTGCGGATGGCGGTATCGTCGCTCCGTATGCCGGGGTCCTTGAGAAACTCCCCGAAGATTCGTGGGATGACGAAGGCGGTGGAGATGAACCGAAGCCCGTACACGTTGGTGGCGGCGGTGGCAGCACAGGCCCGATTTCCGTCAGCGTGGCGGCAAACCCTGTGTTCCACATCGAAGGCGGCGGCAATTCGGACGATATCCTCTCGCAGATCAAGGCAAAGCAGTCGGAGATTGCGGAAGTCCTCGGCGGCGCGATTGCAGATCAGCTTGAAGATATTCTCCTGAACATGGCATAAGGAAAGGGGCTTAATACATGGACTTCTATCTAAGCGATTCGTCCGGCGTCCGGCTCCGCTTTCCCATGATCCCAGACCGCCTGAATGTCAAAACCGGCGCTCTTTCCGTTTCGTTCAATATCATCAAGAGAGGCGAAGTCAAGATACCCCGTGGGTCTACGCTCACGGGGTATTCTTGGAACGGCACGCTTCCCGGACGCAGCATGAGAGCTGCTTCGTTCGTGTTTGACTGGCAGGAACCGCAGCGCATCATTGATCTCCTCAACTATTGGCAGGAAAACGGTGAAACGCTTCGCTTTATGGCAACGGAGCTTTCAATCAGCGCGGATGTGTTTATCGAAGCTCTTTCTTACGAGTTCTTTGGCGCAGATTCAGTTTCTTACCAGATCACACTGACCATGAGGCGCGACCTTTTGATTTCCACCACGCAGACGCAGACGCAGGTGCCAAACACCAGCGGAGCGAACGCCAGCAACACTACACCGACGAGCGGCGTCGTCTCAATCAAGAACACGTCGAGTTATCTCAATGTGCGGCAGAAGCCGTCCACCGGCTCCAAGTCCATCGGCAGACTGAACCACGGCGCAAGAATTACCATCCTGCGCAAGGATGGAAACTGGTACGTCATCCCGTATTCAGGCGGAACAAACGGAGAGGCGTATGTTTACAGCAGCTACGTCTTGGTCGGTACGCAATCCTCGACTTCCGGCAGCACATCGGGAAGCTCCGGCAACAGCGCGTCCGGCAGCAAGAAGACGAGTGGAAGCACATCAGGCACGAGTACCACCTATACAGTACAGAGCGGGGACAGCCTTTACTCCATCGCAAAGAAGACGCTTGGAAGCGGGAGCCGGTACACGGAAATTTATGAGCTGAACAAAGCCGCCATTGACAAGCGAAATGCGGGCAAGCCGGTCAGCAAGTACACGATCTATGCCGGGCAGGTTTTCAAGCTGCCATCAAATTGAGGTGAACAGCGTTGATAGATCTGTCAAAAGTTGAGTATTACGTTATTGCGCTCATGTCCAACGGTCAGCAGCTTCGCCTCGACGAGGTTGCTGAAAATATAGCGTGGGAAGAAAACGAGAGCGAACTTGCTATCCGGCTGAATCTTACGCTTCGCGATATCCCATATGGGAGCGGCAGGCTTGCCGACGTTATAGCGCTCTGTACTGCGGTATACCTTTACGCCGACTGGGGCGAAGGACAGCAGGAGATTTTTCGTGGCATGGTGTGGGAGTGGCAGCACTCGCAGATTCATGACGACGAGATCATCCTTACCTGCTACGACCTTCTGTTTTACCTTCAGAAGTCAAAGGATTTCTTCTACTTCTCGAAGGGGAAAAGCACAAGGTCGATAATCAGCAACATCCTTTCAACTTGGGCAATCACGCTTGGCGGATACGACGGGCCGAACGTCGCGCACGAAAAGATCACCTACAAGAACAAGACGATTGCAAGCATGCTGAACGAGACGCTGGACGAAGCGAAGAAGCTCGGAGGCGGCAAGGCATTCATCCGCGCCGTAAAAGGCGCGGTCTATGTCGTTGCATATGGTTCCAATTCCCCGGTCTATCATTTCAGCGCGGATATGAACCTTATCCAAACCAGCGACAAATTCAGCATGGTCAACCTTGTAACCCGCGTGGTCATTATGGGCAAGGAGGACGACGAAGGGCGGCCCAGTGTCGAAACTTCCATCTCGGGCCGCACCGAGTACGGCATCCTGCAAGACATCCAGACAATGGGCAGCCTTACGCTCGAAGAAGCAAAGGCCAAGGCGCAGGACGTTCTCGACGAGAAGGGCGATCCAAAGCGCACAATCAAGCTCACATCGCCGGATTTCCCGGCAGTCAGGAAAGGAGACCTGATCTACGTTACTACAGACCGTCTTCTCGGGTTTTTCCACGTCAAGGGAATCTCTCACAATGCGACGACGATGACGATGCAAATGGAGGTGGAGCCTGCATGAGCAAAGGCGATAATTCTCCCGGCATGAGCCACCTCGCCGGAATCATGGTAGGCTTGGCCCGCGACGCAAGCAACACGTCCCTAGTGCTCGATTTTGGCATCATTCAGGCAGACGGAGGATTGTTGACCAACACGTACCCCATCTCAATCCCGGCCACAGATTATCTTGTGTGTCGGGGATGCGTCCTTCCCAATTCGGAAGTCATTACGTCGGCTGAAACCATAGCAGAGAACCGCTCGCACCGGCACAAATTTGACGATGAGCTTATCCTTGAGGGTACAACGGACTTGAAGAGCAGCCCGGAGCCGCATGATCACTTGGTCGAGGTTCCTATGCTGGATATATTTACAAACTACACCACGTCTTCGCAGAAGGCGCACGACCATGGCGTAGACATCGCACGCCCATCGCAGCGATGTCTCAAGGCTGGAGACCGCGTCCTGGTTGCCTGGGTGTACAATGACGCGGTCGTGATTGACATCATCAAGTCAGCATCTGAGATATTTGGAGAAGGAGATGGTGGATATGGCTGATTCGCTTTATCCCGTCTTTGAGATACCGACGCTTCGACCGATCAGCACAGATGAAGAACAGACGTTCAAGCCTGCTCCATACTTCGACTTTGAGAAGGGGGATTTCGTCCGGGATGGCGCAAACCGCGTGCTGATAGCCGATGGGTATGAGGCTTACAAAGCATGGGTGTTAAAAGTGTTAAAAACCCAGCAGAGGGCCTGCCTGAGCTACATGGGTACTGGGATAGACCAAGAAAGTTCGATGGCAGAACCGAGCAGGGAAGCTGTACAGACTGCGTTTGAACGAACAATTACCGACGCCCTGCTGGTCAACGCCAGCACCGAGCGCGTTTATGATTTCGACTTTACATGGAATGCAAACGTCCTCAACATCAGCTTTGTAGTGAAACCCAAGGCGTGGGCCGCCTTTGACGTATATCTTGAAGTGGTTTAAGGACAGGGAGGTGAAACATCATGGAACAGGGCAGCGGCTCCTATGTTCCGCCGCAGATTCTATCCGACATGGACGACGACGTTATCCACGCTCGAATGCTCGAAGCCCTGCCGGACGACATCGACAAAACCGAGGGAGGATTTGCGCACGACTTCACCCGGCCTGCCGCGCTTGAAAAAGCGGAAATGATGGTTTCCATAAACGATGCCATACAGGTCTTTTTTCCAGCGTGGTCATATGGCGGATACCTTGACATGATCGCGGGCGAGGTCGGACTTACCCGCAGAAGCGCGCAGGCGGCAGAGACGACCCTGACCATCAAGGGGACGACAGGCACCATTGTTCCCGCTGGATTTCTATTTGCCACGCCAAAGTCGAACGACGTTGCCAGCATCGAATTTGCCGTGGTTGAGAGCGTTACGCTTGACGCTGATGGCGAAGCATCTGCACTCGTTCGCTGCACGGAAACCGGCATGATCGGCAACGTCCCTGCAAACAGCATCACGCTGATGTCATCGCCGATGAACGGTATATCTTCGGCTACAAATCCATCGGCAGCCTCAGGCGGGACGGAAGCGGAAAGCGATGATTCCCTCCGCGCCCGTATTGAAGAACGCGACAAGAGCAGCGACGGATCGTTCATCGGAAACGACGCTGACTACAGGCGGTGGGCGCAGGAGGTGGACGGTGTAGGCTCGGTCGTTGTCATCCCTGAATCAGAGGGAAAGGGTAGCGGCACGGTAAAGCTTATCGTTATGGATTCCAACGGAGCACCGGCAAACTCCACGATTCGGCAGGCGGTCTATGACCACATCATATCGCCCGACGACAGGCAGCAGCGTCTCGCCCCGATTGGGGCAATTTTGATTGTCTCCACAGCCGAGCCGATTTCCGTCGCTATCAGCGCAGACGTGATTATCGAGGATGACACGACCATCGAAGAGGTGACGGCGGCGTACAAGGCTGCTTTGCTCGCCTACTTCGAGGAAGCCAAGGCCGAAAGCTGTATCCGCTGGACGCGTATCGGCAGCGTGCTTTCCGAAACGCCGGGCGTCATCGACTACTCCAACCTGCTGCTCAACGGCGCGGAGGACAACATAGCCATTACCGTGGACGATTACCCCACGATTACCACATTGGAGCTTGGGGAGGAAACGTGATGTCTGAAACCTTGAGATACACGATCATCACCAGTCCCAGCGCGGAGAAAATGCTCGGGAGAGTTTCCCCCATCTACGATAACAGCTATGTTGGGCTATGGCTTTTCGAGGCCATTGGCCGGGAATATGACGGCCTGCGCGAAATTGTCGATACCTTTCCAGACCAGCTTTTTCCGCAGAGCGTGACATGGGCGATTGAGTTGTGGGAGCAGCGGTATGGCATCACGCCCCGCCCATCGCAGACGCTTGAGGAACGCAGGGCCGCAATTAAGGCCGCCCGCGCCAAGTCAGCCGCATTTACCCCGTTCGTGCTTGAGCAATACATCTACAACCTTACCGGCAGACAGGCGGAGGTCGTTGATCACATAGACGATTTCACGTTCGGCGTCTATATCGACAATACGGACGGGATGCGAAATGCAATCGTAGATGACATAGAGGCGTATATCAATAAAAATAAGCACAGCCATATGTCATACAACCTTGCGTTTCAAGGAAGCTCCAACGTCATTATCGGAATCGAAACCGGCTATTGGAGGTTCTCGTACCGAATGACTGACACAGCGAAAACGGGCCAGCTTCCGCAGACAAACATTCGGTTTGCTGAAAGCGAGAGCCAAATCGACGTGGAAAACGTCGGAACAGCCTATCTCTTTCCGTACACACTTTCTGGCACAAGCCCAGAGGTGAACATATCCGCATCTGGCGCAAGCGCTGATGTCGATGTCGGCTTGGACGCGCAGCCCTACGTTTTTCCCTACCCGGCAGCGGGCGATTGCGAAACCGGGGAGCGTCCGCAGTACAACGTAACTGGCAATGTAGAATCTTCTTCTATCAGAGCCTCTCCTGTTGGGGAGGCTTTTTCGATTTGCTACGCCATGTGCGGAGCCATGAAAGCAGGAATACGGAGCCTGTAACAGAAAGGAGCGAGGCCAATGCTGACCACTACGGCGATTACGGCCTTGAAGCAATGCTTCACGGACAATATCGCTTACGCGAAATTCAAGGTTGGGGACACCTACTATAAATCCCCGATTCAAAGCGCGGAGATTCTTAACGATGGTCGTGTGGCAATCACATTTCTGATCGACCACACCATCAGCGGAACGATCACCGTCACTGAGGTGCAGCTCTACGACCACAGCGGGCGGCTGTGGGCGAGCAAGGTAGAATCCATCACGCGCAAAGCAGCACAGGAAGGAATCCTTTACCGCTTTGCGATTACCATCACCGAGAGCTGAGAAGGGAGGAATGAGCAGTGGCATACAAACGAGTGAATTGGGCCGATCATGTTGTTGAACGCCCCAACACCTATACCGAGGTCGAGAACGACGACGGAAGCATTACGCACGAGGCTTCTCCCGGAGAGGTTATTCAGCAAGGCACGCCAATCTCCGCCACCAATCTGAACAACGGCGAAGAAGCGCTCCTGCACTTCTCCGTCGCGTTTGATTGGCTGGCCTGCATCATGCAATCGCAGGCGATGGAGATTGAGAAAATGAAAGAGCAGCTTGCCACACTTGCTAGCTGACCCGGAAAGGAGTGTTAATTGATGCCTGAATCCATGGATGCTTCGCAGGATCGAACGCCCGAACAGATTGAGCAGGAAGAAGCGGAACGTGCAGCGCACGAGAATGAAATCTACGGCCCTTACCGCGAGGCTGCGCAGAAGCGAAATAACAGCGCGGAAATCGTAGCGGAGCATGACGACATGATCGCCGAAATGCTATACGAAGTGACGATGCTCGCCTTTGGAGAGGAGGTGCTATAAAGTGGCGTACAACCTGATGAAAAGGATCATCGAGCGCGGCAGCTATGACCGCGAGAGCACGATGAACAAGCTCGATGCTTTCCTTGCTGCCGACCGAATCACGACCGTGCAGTACGAGGAACTGGTGGCGATGATGGATGCGTAACATCATCGCCGTTTTTCTTACCGAAAGACTTTACAGACACGACCTGAAACGATTGGAGGAAAATATGATGACCTACAAACTCATGAAGCGAATTATCCAGAAAGGCGGTTACGACCGCGAGGGCACCATGATGAAGCTGGACGTTTTCCTGATGGCCGACCGGATCACGGTCGAGGAATACCAGGAGCTGGTGGAAATGATGGGCGGTGCGGACGGTGACTAATTCTCCGCTGGAATTTCTGGCTCGGATGTATGACAATGTCGTGAAGTACGACGCGCAGGGAAACCCGTCCATTTTCGTTCGTTTTCCGAAGATGAAGTCGAGCGATCTTGATGCATCCCTCCCTGACCACACGCACCCGGCTTTCATCATCAACGGGCAGGAGCAGGACTATATCCTGCTCGGTAAGTTCAAGGCGGCGTCCCTTACCGGCTCCGGCTCGGACGGTGGAACGCTGTACAGCCTGCCGAACATGCCGCCCGCGCACACGCGCACGGCAGACCAGTTTCTTTCCCAGATCAGGGCGTTCGGCGGCGGCGTTTCCGGCATGACCGTTGCCGACCGTGGATTCCTGCTTCTCTTGGCGCAAAAGAACGGCTGGAACCCCGGAGGCAATAGCGACTACGGCCATTGCTACAAGGACGCTTCGAGATACGAGTACGGCAAGGCCGTGACGGTTGGCACGAAGCGAGGCTTCAACGGCTGGCTCTATGAGTGCATTCAGGCCCATACCACCAGCGCCGAACTTGCCCCGGATGTGTCGCCGCTGTACTGGAAGCGCCTCAAACAGATCGGCGGCACGGATGCCTACCCGACGATGCGCGACGCAAGCTGGCCCAAGAGTACCATTCTGACGCTGAACGGCTCCGGCCCGCTGGACTGGTATCTGGACGGAACGCCCGGCAGCGTATGCGACATCGTGGGCAACCAGTTCGAGCAGGACTACGGCTATCGCATCGTGGGCAATGAGCTGCAAATCCTTGAGAACAACAACGCCGCCAGCCCGGACGCCGACCTCTCATCCACCAGCGCAGCGTGGAAGGCCATTCTGCCCAACGCCAGCGACGACGGATATACCCTCGTGGCACCCGGAACGACGGGAACGCTGCACTGGAACTGGTTGAACAGCAAGATCACGTTGGACACGGCCATTCCCACCTACAATAACGAATATCGCGGGACGTACTTCAAGGATCTTGCCGTGAACAGCGCCAACCTCCCACACATCCCTTACATCGTGCGAGAGCTGGGCCTTTTCCCGACCAGCGGCAGCACGATGAAGGGTTATTACTACATGCAGTTCACGGCGGACGAGCGTTTCCCCCGGCGCGGTTGCAACTTCAA